CATCATTAAAAGAAGGGCAGCTTTTCTGTGGGTCAACAGGTGGTTGTTGATTTAGGAAATTGTCGCGGCCCGAAGGGGGCCTAGCTGCTTTGCGCAGTTTTGCCGGCTTGTTAGTATCATTGAATTTCTCCATACCTCTTTTTGCAATATTTACCAATGTTTTGGCATCATTTGGGTCAAAAAATAAAAATTCATCCGGATCAGTTAAATTTTCATCCGGTGTAACCATATCTAAATTATTGTTAGCAGGATCATCACCATATGATCCCGCCTTTATTTGTTCCAATACAGACCATCTAGTTTGAGTAAATGTATTAACATGTTCACCGCATTGTTTCCAGCTTGAAACACAAAATGATTTAACTTTTGAGGCGCCGCCTCTATTCCTAAGAAAGTATTGTCGTGCCTCTTCTTTAAAGAAAGCTGGGGATTTTAAGCCGTTCAAGATGCATTCTCTTGAGATATTGAGATCATAATAAAAGCTAGAACCACCAATACTTAAAATAGGAATATAATTTCTATTTTTTGAAATTAAATCTTGCGGTACACCATCAACATCAACATCAATACCTCTCTCGTATAAAGCTTCACCACGATTTAATCTATAATGTAGGCATTCTGCCTCGTATTGATTACTTTCGCCGCCTCGAAATGCCATGTATGTTTGGCCATCAAGTGGATCATATGAGACATCAAAGCCATCAGAATCAACTTCAACTTTACCACCCGCAACAAAACACTTATACTGTCTTGCTACCCTTGGCGTATATATTGGTCGAATTTCATCTGCAATTGCCTCAGAATGAGTGCCATCAAACGAAACTAGTTGAAAGCCAATATATACAGATGCACCAAATTGCCGATGTTGTTGATCCCATTTAGCATCAATAAGATACATATCAAATCCATAAAAAACTTCATATGGAAATTTTGTCTGAGCCGTTAACGCTTGTGCCCCGGATGGAACTACTTCTCCCGGGAGTTTTATTCTGTCAAATTTCGCAAACCATGGTAGAATCACACCCGTTAAAAGTTTAAATTCTTTTGCCTTTGATTTAATTATTTCAGAAATATTTCTTGCTTTATTAATTGATTCTACGGGATCATCATAAATAGCATATGATATATCCGGGTTTATTACAACTCCTAAAGCGCCCACTTTTTTGGACAAGCCAAAAATATATTCAGCAAATTGTCTAGACATGCCCAAATTTACTCGACCCCAAAGAAACACAGATAAGCCAGCCTTTGAGAAAGCTCTAGAGAATGCTTGTAATTTATTAATAGCATATGTTTTTTGTTCCGGTGAGTTAATATCTCCTTCGGGTGGACCTTGCCATATAGCTTCTAAAAATATAGTATCAACACCAGATTTTTTAAGTCTCCGAATCGCGTCTCTAGGTGTTCTCATAAATTTAGTGCTACCTAGCGAGTTTGCATATATTATGATGCTTTTAGAGTTCTCTCTCATTTCTAATTCAACTCTACCTGATAAATCTCTTTTGAGTTTTCTGGAGAAACTATTATCATTAGCGTCATTGTTTGCTTCATCTTCGGACATGTTTCCGGCTTGGCCGGCACTAGATGGACTGTTGGGGTCAAAATTTACTTGAGAAAATGGTACTTTATATTTATGATCTTCAGCGATCATAATTCTGTCGGCATATGCTCCTCCAGTGCCTGTTCTGGCGCCAGCGCCGGCGCCAGACGCGGAAACACTTGCATTTGGGTCAGTATTGGAAATTTTTGGCTGGGGTTGAGCCATACCAGAAGAGCCAATTGGGTCACCTTGTGGAGATTCCGCCATTAACGCAGGTTTAGACCCAAAAGCATCTCTTGGAGAACAAACTAGGCCCGGGGCAACCGTTGATGAATCAGAATTGATTACAATTCCACCTTTCATATTCTTTTTGTCTGTAAAATCAACGACAACTATATCTTCTGGTGCAATCGGATTAACATCGTTACCTTGAAAAACAAAGTCTGGATACATGTTAATTATTTCTTGATGTGGTCCATCATTAGAGCCGAACTCTGTCGGCACTGGTAAATGTGCATGTATCTCTGGTATGCGTATTTTGACAACTATTGTAGCTGGTACTTGCCCCTTAACATCTTCAAAAAATCTAGATAAATAATCATCTGGGGCATATGCTCCAGTTGGCTTATCTATCCTCAAAACAATACCTTTATATGGACCTGTGTCTTTAAAGACATCATTAGCCATACTATCTTTCATATTCTGCTTGAGTTGACCAAATAAAGAATTGGGCAGCCTATCACTTAATCTAGACTGTCCTTGTCGGGGACTTATAGGGTTTATCGCACCATATGGCAGTTTAACACTCATACAATCATTCCTCGGTTTCTTCCTTCTTAATTAAGTCATACAAATTATTTTTATCAGCAGAGGTAAAATCAAAATTAGATTTTTCCTTCTGCTCTTTCTGCATAATTGCAGAAATTTTAACCAATTGTTCATTTGATCTTTGTAGTGTTTCAACATATTTGGCAGCAGTGAGGCCAACGTCCTTATGATTCTGTTCATTTTTAGCAATAAATTGTATCAAATCAGTCAATAATTCATTAGTAACTTCTCTATCTTTCCGAATATTCTCTATGGCTTCGCCAATATATTTTTCTAGTTTACTAGTCAAATGTTCCCCTCCTCCCATTCGTTCTTGAAAGATTTATACTTCACTCTCATCTTGTTCAATTGTGCGACAATCTGTTTGGTATTTAAACCAGTAATCTCTCGCAAGTATAAGTAAATAGCTTTTTTGTTAAATATTTCTAATTTATCAGCATTTGTAAAAATGGTTTTTATTGCTTCATATACCTTTTTTTCATTTGGGCGCATATTTGTAGAGTCCCATGAATTTATTTCAGCCCAAAAACTTTGCCAAAATTCATCTCTTTCTCGATCATGCAAATACTGATCTTCAGTTTGCAATACTGCTGCATCGTGATTGTAGTACATATAATCATCAATTGAGATTTCCCTTTTTATCTTTTTAGAAGTTCGTTTAACTTTTGCAATAAACCAATTTTTCGTAATTACTGAAAAATATGAAAAGGCTTTGGAGCCTTTGCTTGGGTTATATTTATGCAATATTGTTGTCAACCAAACTTTGCATTCATCTTTTAAGTCGTTAATGTTTGGCAAAGTTGTAAATTTATAAGTGTACACTATTTTGTCTACCATCTCATCAAAGGCCGGCCTAATATATGTTTCATATAATTGACATTTCTCATTATAATTGTCACTAGCTACATATTGTATAATTGCATCTTCATGTACTTGAGTAAAATACTTTCTTTGTGTAGACTTTCTTCTACCCCTCTTCTTCGTTGTCGTCGTCATAATTGTTTGTTTCCTTTTCATCTTCGAAAAGCACTAGCATGTTTGTATAAGAGTTTATACTTTCATCAACAACCTTCATATGATCAACTAGTGCTTCTAGCGTTTTATCGCCATAATATGTTTCTTTGTCATAAACTGTTTTAAGATGATTTGAGAAATTAGTCATGATAACGCTGATATTATCAAATTCTTGTGTTACATCAACCAAATTTCTAAGGAGTTTGTACATGTACCACCCCATTATAAAGTTCAACACTAGCGACACAGTCAAGCAAATATATAATGTCATTCTTCTATATCCCTATTGGTTGTTTGTTTTTTCATTTTTTCCAATTCTTTTCTATTTTCTTCTATATATTCATCCGTAAGGTCACCAACTTTCTTGCGCCCACTCGGCTTTTTAAAATCAGAAACCATTGACGGAACTCTGGTCAGGCAATTTGATGCACCACACTTAGAGCATTCACTTAGCACATCTTTTATACTATGCCACGCTTCAAATGTAACTAAACATGCATCACAATAGTATTTATACTTCGGCATCTTTTTTATTTGTCCTTAGAACTGGAGGGTTTATAACTACCAATTCGCCGCCTTTGGCTTCCGAAAATTTCATACCTTTCAAAACTGGAACAATATCTGATTGATGCATCAGGCTATCCTGTAATGCCATCATAATGGCTCCCAGAGCTTGATCTGATAGTGTTTTTTGTTCTATTTTTTTATTTGCATTATCCCTAGAGCTTAATTTAACGGTCTGGAAATTGTCATCTTCTGTGTATTTGTATTTCATATTTTCTCCTTTTTAATATATTGATTATACAATTTAAAGTCATCAGCATATAAGTGTCTTATTATGTGTTCATTCTTGGCTGATATGTATATTTCATTTGGTTTGGATGAGTTTATTGTTGGCCATTGCTTTCTTGCCCATTTCATATCATAAAAATTTATAATTTTTAAATCAAATAAAATATCAGGTATAAATGATTTTTGAGTGTTAAAGTGGTGTGGTTCATCAATTTTATTTAAAAATAACATATTAGCCAATACCGCATCACAAACATTGCTTTCATTAAGGTGTTGAAGTTTTGGTGTGTAATATGGAGAATCACCCCTTATACTTTCTAACCATTTCTTTCCAACATGATGTCTTCCCCCTGCCAAGAAAAAATGCGAGAGTAGCGATTTAAATCTATCTATTGGATCTCTTAATATTGCCCATGCTCTAACTATTTCACCCGTATGTATTACTTTGTTTATAATCTCCTTTTTATTTACAGAAACAGCAGTGCGATCCCTTATGTTATGAATAACTTTAATTGTGGTACTAGCATTCTTAGGAATTTCAACCCATAGCTCATTTTTATTTATTTTCCATAAATAACTGTTTTTTTGGCAATACTTACATTCGCACTCAATATATTTTATCATTGAATTTCCTCATATACAAAGATGGATAATCCGTACATATGCCATAATAATTATCGAAATTTTGTTTTGTTTTTTCTGGCAATAAACATATAGATTTTCGTGGGTCAACTGATATAGAGTTGGGGTACGACCAAATAAACCCTTTGCTGGTTATCGTGTATGCATCTTCTTGATGCCAAAAACAATGTATATCTTCATTTAACATATTCTCTAAAGCTTCTATATTTTTTGCATGACACCATAGTCCATCTTGATGTAAAAATTCTAAATCAACTTTATATCTTTCTTCGTCATGTCCCAAATAAAATCCGTCGTTATACCATACATCGATTTCAACGTCAAAATTTATTTCCAGCATTTTTCTTATCTGTTCCGGATTATTTTCCAAAGTATAGTCTTCCCCATCTATATATCCTCTGTGAGATATAATTCTCATTTCGCACTTCTTAAATAATTGTTTAAATCTTCGGGAGTTCCAATGCCATGCATTTTGTGAACGTAAAACGGAATTAAAGTTTTTCCATCTTGTATTAATTCATTATAAACTGGGGCTATATAAAATTCATTTCTAACTCTTATGTCTTTTTGTATCATTTGCTCTGCGTATTTAACAAAATCACTCCCTCTTTTATACCAATATATGCCACATGTAGCTATATTGCTAATTGGCCTTTTTTCGGCTACCTCAGTACAAAAACCTCTAGCGTTTGTCTTAACAAAACTCCATTTAGGGTGAACAGCGTTAAAAGTCCATACTATAGAATCAACATCAGTTAAGTTCCTAAGCATATTGAAATTATTAGCTTCATATTCTATAATTTGATCTGAATTTGCTATCAATAAAGATTCGTCACTATTAATTAATTTTTTAGCCAGCAAAGCTGTACAGGCGGCACCCTCGGTTAAACCATCCACTTCTATATGTGAAAATCTGCCATTTGTTATCCTATCTAATGTATCTACAAGGCCATCATATTTTTTAATATGTCCCTTCCTGACTAAGAAGATATATTCACAATCAAAATCTAGATTTTCAACAACTCTTTGAATCATAGGCTTGCCATTGACATCTATCAATGGTTTTGGGAATGTATACCCTTCCTTAGAAAACCGACTTCCTTCGCCGGCCATTGGTATTAGTACCTTCATTTTATTTCACCCCTTATATTATTATACGTTACATCATATATGTCATCAACTTCCATCACAATAGCTCCCGATTTGTGAGCCGATTCTCTGCCTTTTGGAGAGTCTTCTACGATCAAAACTTCATTTGGTTCAACGCCAAGCATTTTCATAGCCAATAAATAACAATCTGGTGATGGTTTATTATTTTTAACATCTTCATTGCTAACTAACAAATCTATATATTCATATTGGCCGGTAACCTTAAGCATCTCTCTCGCTGTAATTCTTATAGAGTTTGTGACACAGCCTATAATATAACCTTCGCTCTTTAATTTTTCCAACATTCTTGTTTTATATTTGTCTTTAAACCCATATTGTTTAATGTTTTCTATTGTTTTATCTTGCTTCATTTGCCAGATATTTTTTTTAATTGTTTCTGGAATGGTTAGCATGTCTAATTTAACACTAGTGGGTAATCCATTGAATCTTTGTATGTGATCATCATATTCTATTTCTATGCCAACATAATACCTCAAAGCATCATTCAAAGAGTGATAATGCCAATCACATGCATCAACTAGAACTCCGTCTAAATCAAATAAAATAACTTTTATCATATCAACCTCGACCAAATATTAATTCTTAAATTTCTATGCTCTTTGTTGTGTTTGACGTATGAGAACGGATTGCAATATATTTTCGCTTTATCTCTAATTCTCATACTCCACTCGACGTCCTCTTGTTCGTGTGCAGTTAGAGTCTCATCTAATGGATTTTCTATAAAAAATTGCTTCTTAACTAAAAAATATCCACCACTAATATATTGATGTTTTATCATAGAAAGATCATTATAATTCAAAGCCTGTTGATAATCATTAGTATTCGGATTATACCATGTCATCCAATCAGTTGGATCTCTTCTGTCATCAATCATATATATGGGATTACAACAAACATCACAATTCATGAATTGATCGTACACCTTTAAATAACCTTTGTACCAGTTCCTATGAAAAACAAAATAATCATGCATTATAACAAGGTTTTCATATTTGGCTATTTCCGCAATAACATTCTTTTTTTTTGTGATCCAGCCGGGCTTCTGTGATTCATCAAAATTAATTTTTTTAAAATCACCTCTCTCAGATTCAAACTGGTCTATCTCACCACCGATAACTAATATTTCATAGTTTGGAATTTGCAAATTTCTAATACTCTTGACAATATCGACAATTCTCAGGCAAGCAGCGTGAGAATTATCAGTAATTATACAAAAACTAAAATCCAAATCAGACACTATCAACCTCTTTAGAATAATCTTCCTCATACATCATTTCTGCTAATTCACGAAATGTAACAGTGGGGCACCACCCAAGCTTATCTTTTGCTTTTGATGGATCTCCCCATAATTTAGGAACTTCACATGGTCTATAAAACTTAGGATCAATAAACACATGCTCTTTTATATCAAGACCCGCATAATCAAATACGTATTCTAAAAATTGTTGTACTGAATTGGTTTGCCCAGTTGCAATCACATAATCATCTGGGTTTTCTTGTTGTAACATCAGCCACATTGCTTCAACATAATCACCAGCAAAACCCCAGTCTCTTTGTGCCTCTAGATTGCCTAAAAACAACTTTTCTTGCAGCCCTAACTTAATCCGAGCAGCAGCCTTAGTAATCTTCCTTGTGACAAAGTTTTCACCCCTTCTTGGTGATTCGTGGTTGAATAATATACCAGAAGAGGCATGCACATCATATGATTTTCTGTAAGTTCCAACCATATGATGTGCAGCCAATTTGGCACACGCGTAAGGAGATACTGGAGAGAAAAAGGTATCCTCACTCTGAGGACATCTTGTATTATCTCCGAACATTTCAGATGTTGAAGCTTGATAAAACCTACATTTTGGCTTCAACAAACGAATTGCCTCAAGGGCGTATAAACAGCCCATTAAATTAATTTCTGTAGTACTAACCGGGGTTTTAAAGGAAACCCCAACGTGAGATTGGGCCGCGAGATTATAATATTCATCTGGCTGGTAGTTAGATACTAAATGGAATATTGAAGAACTATCTGTAACATCAGCATTTTCAATAATAAAATTACTATTTCCTAATAAATGTTGAATATTATCGTAACTATCGCTAGCTACAGTCCTTCTCTTTAGTCCAACCACAGTATAACCTTTATTTATTAACAGATCCGATAGATATGAACCATCTTGACCATTAACACCGCTTATCATAGCAACTTTGTTGCTCATTTTTTGCCACTAAATGAAGTATATTTATCTAGATCATCAACCATATCACAAAACTTATTATACATCTTTTCTTCTGTATATGTCTTTAGAAGATGTTTTTTTAATGTTGTTGCTTTCGATTTATATTTTTTATAATTTTCATTTACGTCACGCATCAACCTTTTTGCATGTTCAGTATTTGGAATTGCCCAAGCGCTCTCAGGATGTAAAACTCCCGCCCATGCGGCCCGTGAATCAATTTGGCGCAAATCATATTTAACAGATGCAAACATATCTTTGTCATTTTTTTGTAGAAAATCTAAATGCCCACTCCAGCCGGTAGCCAAAACAGGCATGCCATTACATGCTGCTTCATAGAGAGGCAATCCGAATCCTTCGCCATGTGTCAAAGTTGCGAAGCATTTAATTTTCTTATGATTATAAAGAGCGCTCATCTCATCATCTGTCATAGCTCCATGAAGAATATAGACCCGGCATTTTTTATCTTTTGTTTCTGGTATAGTGGATAGCAATCCCTTAATTCTAGACTTTGTAGCATAATAATCCATAATGCTATTATTAGCGCCAGAAATTTTGAGAACTAAGCCAACATTATTATCTTTAAATTCTTCTACAAAGCACTTTACAAGCGATTCAATGTTTTTCCGGGGGCCGGCTTGTGCAACACACAAGAAGTTAAAATCGCTGGTCAAATTAATATCTAACTTGGTACTTTTTGATGCTTTGGTGCTGGCTGGAAAACCAATATATTCAACGGGGGTAGTACACTTCAACGAATGTGTGTCTCCGTTTTCTCCTTTTGCATCATATACTGTACTCTTAAAAACATCAGCAGAATGTTTTGAAATGGTTATAACTTTATCTACATTACTATTTGCTGAATTAATCCACTCTGGTGATATATCAGTGGTTTCAATGCCGGCAGTATACCCGATATTAATAGAGGCATACTCCTTTTTCCATTCATTAGGAATTGTAGTTTGTATCGAAACATCAAATACACCACCTTTTTGTTGATACATAATGGTTTCTTTTAGTTTGCGATCAACATATCTTCTCTCTTCGTCGTCTTCCCATAGCCAACCAGTTTTACCCCAGTTGGTAGTGTGTACAAATATGTCATATTGATCCTCTTTAGTTCTCAAGGAACGAAGGGCAAAACGAGCCATTTCTCCGTACCCAGAGCGGGACAAAATTGGACCAGTTAATAGTATTTTCTTTTTCATGCTGCAATCTCCTCAAATCTATAGCCTTTATATTGTTGTCTAGTATCCCAAGACCCATGTCTTTCACAGGTTTCGGTTATCAAATTAATCCATTTAGTTCTGAAATCGTCAAAATTATAGTTTTTCATAACATGCTTTCTGCCGGCTGCACCGAGAGCTTGTCTGGCTTCTGGGGCTTGATAAAAAATCTTTTTCAATGCATTTATAAAATCCTCTCTAGACACTCTATCTTCATAAATGTACGGTACTGCTTGAGATCCTATAATCGCTTTTGACGCAGGTTGAATGCCAACACCAAACCAATTAGTGCCATCAGTTACTTGTTCCTGTAGTCCACCGGTCATATTGACGATGATTGGTGTTTCACATGAAAGAGATTCAAGCGTAGCTAATCCAAAACCCTCAGCGTCTGAAATGTTAATAGTGCAGTCTGCAATATTATAAAGTAAGGCCAATTTTTCTGGTGGTATTTTATCTGTAGAAAGTAAGACTTGACCATCTGCCAAATCAAAGTCATGAATAATGGCATGTAGATCTTGACCATATTGATCTCTAGGATCAGTGTGCAAAATTAAACTAGCTTTATCATGACCGACTTCATCTAAGAAATCTTTAAACCAAATTACCAAAGATCCGGTTTGTTTTCTTCTAGCATTTCTATTGTTCCAGAAAAACAACACTTTACCGTTTGTACCATGATGATCATCAAACGCAGTACGAAAAGCATGTGCATCTTCTGGGCTTGCTTTTTTAAAAGTATCACTATCAACAGCGTGTGGAAGATATACCTCTTCTACATCTGGTGCAACAGTTTGTACGATATCGCTAGTAACTTTTGATATTGTCGCAATTACATCATTTGATTCATAATAAGCTTTATTGTACATTGGGTATGGTTTATTGTCCCATACATGATAATATACCATCGGCATAAGAGGTCTTAGTTCTTGTTCTATCTCCCATAGCCAGCCCCAAAATCGAGGGTCGGTCATAAACCATAGCATATCAGGCTTTTCTTGTCTAACAATAGATCTCACCATATCTTGGTTACCATAATTATCAACTGGATATATTCGCCAATCATCGCCATATTCTTCTGTTTTCTGTGGCTTATAGTCTTGGTGCTTTATGGCACCACCCAAGCTAATAATTTCAAATTTGCCTGTTTGCAGGAGGGCTTCTAAAATATATTTGGTTTGTGTACCGACCCCCGAAGGTGAAAGGGGGTGATCTGAAATGGTTAGTAATTTATATTTTTTCGTATTACCATCCAAATTAAATGTTTTGTTTTCTGTTTCGCTCATTGTGTTTTTATCTCCTTTTATACACGTTATGGACACCATTTTGTCTTATGAAGTTCACACTTTGCGCATGAAGTTCTATTTTTAATATAATTTTTTTTGTGAATGTTGTGTAGTGCTTTTTTTAGTAATTCAAGTGCGTTTTTTGTCCTTTTTGGACCAGATGTAACTTCAAATATTTCTACATTTTTACCTTTTGCTGTTCTTTTTAAAAGTCCAAAGTGACATTTAATTTTTTTTGGGTCAATGTTATGCTTTATAGCATAATAATATTTGTAAAACACTAACTGATAGGTTGTCATTTTATCAGTCTTTCTTTTATAGTCCCATCCCCATGAACAAGTCTTCCAATCTAAAATATGATATACATCATCAACTTTAACTACTAAATCAATATAACCTTTAAAATGATACTTGTCAAGTAAAAAATCATTTATTTCATCATATATTTGCTCTTCACATGAAAATATTTCGAAATTAGGACCAAAATAATCACTTAAAACAGAATAATAATTATCGATAAGTGATGTGCCTTGGTTGGTAAACGAATCTAAAATGACATCTTCGTATTTTTCTTGAAGCGAAGCAATCTGTTCTTCGAAGTCTCTTTGGAAAAAATCGTACTGTTCAGATTCAGTTACTTCTTTCAATAAGAATTTTTCAATAGTGCTATGCATCGCAGTGCCAAAAGCAGTGTAAATATTACCAGAAAATGCATCTTCAATTTTATCAATATTAACTAACTTGTGATAGAATGGACATTTTACCCAGTTTTTTAATTGTGAAAAAGATATATGTTTTTTCATTTATTCCTCAAGAGTAGTAGTTTTAGATTTCCTTCTCTTGTTAGACGTAGTAGTGGTTGATTTTATTTCATTTTTTTTCTTTTTTTCTTCAAAAACCCATTCACCACACAATATAGCTGGTGGAGCATTCTTGGTTGTGTAGTTTGTTAGGACAGTCGGGCCAGACTTCATGGTGAGGCTTTCAATATTGTGTCCAGCAGAAGTAAGTAACCCCTTGACTGTTTCCAATTGTACATTTTCGACTGGTTCATTAATGAAATTTCTTTCATTCAGTTCAATGCAAACGTGAATTAAACCATCTTTTTTATTAATTTTGTGACTTTTCATATGTTCTCCTTGTTTATTTTGGGTCAAAATCAGCTATTTTTTCAAACTGAATTAATTTTTTATATACTTGAGGGCTTATATCTTTGATACTATTTCCGCCCTTTAAATAATAAGATTCAAATGCAGTTGCAAAATATTCTCGCAGTGACGTTGCTGCATATGCGCGAACAAATAATGTTGGTGCGATATTTTCTATTTTCTTGTATCCTATCTTTTTAAATAATAAATCGTCAAACTCTTTATCGTAATCTAAATTTAAAAAATCAAAATAATTTAATTTATAATCCACATCATCGTTATGTAACAAATCATATAATCGATTTCGTTTTCCTAAAAATTCATTAACTATTTTTTGGTCTTCATAAATATCTTCTGCAAACTTCTCTTCAACGCAATGTGCAATTTCATGCACAAAGTCATCAATAAAATTTACTTCACCCTCTTGGTTGCTGTCAATATAGATGTGACCATCATCATGTAAGGCTGAAATATTGCGCTTTTTTAAAATATCAAAATTGCCTATCTTGACGGATTTTACACGGTTTAAAAAAATGTCCGGTATATTGTCTCTTATTAAGGACAATATTTTATTAATATCAACATCTTTTGGTGGCTTATCTTTGATAATAACCTCAACATCTCTATTTAACTGATATCTTCGCTTTTCGCTCAAATACCTTTTGTTTGAGTTATTGATTATTTTGAGTAGATTCTTTCTTGTTTTTTTCAAGCTGTTCATTATATAATTGCTCTCCCAATTCTGTATCATGAAGCGCCTGATGGTAACCTCTAATAAAGTTTTCTTCCGCAATTGCCAACAAGAATTCTGGAAAATCTTCACTCATAACTTTGACAATGTGGTCAACGGTCACATCATTATTTTCTGGATTTGTTTTGTTGCCAACATAATTGATTAAAAATGATTTAAGTTCATTATTTGATTCAACTGTTTTATCTAAATCTGGGCTTCTTTCCCATTCGTTCATTTTATGCTCCTTATTTAATACTAATTATAACCACTATTTATACATTTGTCAAGTATTTTTTCTATTTTCTACAAAATTTTAACCTACAGGCTGTTTTATTAACACCACCGTAGAATCCAAAAACTGATTGTCCTACAATGTATGGAGTTATTAATGGTGGAATTTCTTCTAACTTTGGTGGCCACATCTCAAAAACTTCTGTCGTGCTTCCACCAAAAGGGCCTTGTTCTTTTATTTTTGTGAGTTTCCATTGCGGTTTCCAACGAATCCGGCCCCATGCAGTTTTATTAGAAGAACTAATAACTTTACCCTTTTCATCGTAAAGGAATGTTTGAAAAATAGAATATTTATCGCCAACAGAAACCACAGTACGGAGAGTCCAATGTGAATTCTGTATACCGCATCTAACAGCATCGCTGTAATCGCACCTATTATAAGTCGGCATGTATTGTATATTTCTCCAATCATAGACATTGATTTCACCCCTCCATACTTCATGTGCTGATAAGTATTGCAATCTATGGTCAAGCATAGATGTTTTTTGTGCAAGATCCGAAATCATCAAATTCAGAGGCACAGAAGTGCCCTTCGATCCATCTGGAGCATGCACCTCGGTTATATCAACATATATTTGAATTACTTGGTAATTTCCTCTCTTCTCTTCAACAACAATGGTATCATCTGGCAATTGCGCTAGAGCAAAAGACATTAAAAACAATAATATAGACATTTTTTCTCCTTTACAGTATTTTGGAGGCTTCGGTAGCCAAGCGACTTCTTTCGCCTTTTTTGAAGGTAATATGGCCGGCTAATGGCGAATCTTTAAACTTCTCAATACAGTATGTCAAACCGTTCGATGTTTCGTTTGTATATACATTATCAATTTGTTCAATATCACCAGTTAAAACTATTTTTGTATTCTCGCCAACACGGGTAATAATTGTCTTTACTTCGTGGGCTGTGAGATTTTGAGCTTCATCAACAATTATGAAAGCATTAGAAATAGATCGACCACGGATATAAGTCAGCGCTTCAATTTCAATTTCGCCAGACTCAATATATGACCTAAACATTGTACGATCATTTCCTAAAATAAATTGCATATTGTCTTGAATTGGCATAAGCCATGGCATCATTTTTTCATGCATAGAGCCGGGCAGGAAGCCAATATCTTTTCCTAACGGTTGGACTGGTCTTGAAACTACAATCTTTTTGTATTTTGGTTCGCCAAGATCCATAACATTATTCGTACCTAAAGCTTGTTCCATGCCGGATGCGATGGCCATCAGAGTTTTCCCGGAACCGGCCTTACCAATCAATGTAACCAGCGGTATATTGTCGTCAAATAATAAATCAAAGGCAAAAGATTGTTCTTTATTCCTAGGAGAGATACCCCATGATAATGATTTCTTTTCTTTTATTTTAATCAATGGTGTTGTATAATTAGTAAATCTAACTAATGCCGATTTTTTAATGTTCGAAGATGATTGTAACATTAGAAATTGATTTGCATGTAGAAGTATATTTTGAGAGCGTGGTAAATCTTCTGATATCAATATTTCTTCTCCAGCATAATGTTGTTCAATCATTTGATCATCAACCACTAAAGTTTCAAAGCCACTGTATAATTTCTCTGCGTTCTCTACAACTTGGGATGTTATATAGTCCTCGGACTCTAAACCAATTGAATTGGCAATTACACGCATGTTTATGTCTCTTGACACAACAACCGTTTTACGCTTTTCCCAGTCTTTCTGGACTTTAAGAGCAGAAGCTAATATTATATGGTCAGCGATTTTTAAATCAAGAGATTTTGGAAGTATATTTTGATCTTTGGGGTCGCATACTTTGACGATTCCCTTACCTTGTTCAGGTCTGATGCCTTTGTTTAGAGATCCTTTTGCGCGGAGACTATCTAAATGTTTAATTATTCTCCTAGCATTAAAACCAACAGAATCTTGTCTTTTTTTGTGTTTATCAATTTCTTCTAATACTTTTAATGGAATGAATATGTCATTGTTTTCGAAATTAAACAAAGAGTCGGCATCAGATAGAAAAACAGAGGTATCAATTACATAATTTTTTTTAGCCATTTTTCACCTTATTAAATAATATTACTATTATTTCTTACTATAAGTAGATCTGCGCTATAGTTAATTTATGAAGCCAGTGAGTTTTTTTATGAAATGAGATACCTTAGAATGTTACCTTTATTATTTTTAGCCTGTAGTTTGAAACTAAATCATATTCGACAAGTAGAATATATGACTAGTCCGGCCGTTTGGAAACAAGGTGTCTTTAGAATTAATTCCCATGATAAAGCAGAAATATGTGAAACAAAAGATGAAGATGGTGAAATTTGCAGAACAATTGATGGAATGTCAACTGGCACTGGTTTTGCTGTAGAAACTACTAAAGAAAAAAATAAAACACACATAATAACAGCGGCACATGTATGCTCGCTAGATATGGCTCCTCCAATAGATATAAATGAATTGCATAAAAGAGGTATAAGAGTAAAAAGCTTCGAAAGGACTTTGTTTGTTGATGATGGGGTTTCTCAAGTACCTGCGGAAGTAAAAGCTGTGGATCTTGCACATGATTTATGCTTATTGGAAATCAAAGTTGATGTTAAAAAAGAATTTGAAATTTCTGATGTTTATCCTGCATATAGCGAGGAAATATATAATATTGGCGCACCAGCCGGGTTTTATGAGCCGGGAGCTAAATTTTATTTAGAGGGCCATTATGTAGGTGTCATATTCCAATGGACAGCATTTGCCCCTAAACCTGTTTTACAGCAAGTGTTTTCAATACCCGGTGTTGGAGGGTTGTCTGGCTCTCCTTTAATCAACCAAGAAGGTAGAATTGTTGGAATGATTCATTCAATAAGGCTCGATTATCCTTATATAACATTTTCATGCACAATAGATGATTTGAATAGACTTATCTCTCACGTTTTATAATACTCTTCAAATATGAACGTTCAATGTTGGTAAATTCTTGAAGTGCTGTCACTTGTTTATCTGGGGCTTTTGTTCTAGATGTCTTTTGCTTGAACATCCCAACATCAACAATTACAATGTCTTTAGTTTCTGGTCTAATTAAGACATTTTGATCATGCATATCTACTGCGCCTAGGCCGGTAATATTTCTAACAGCCTCTATGGCATTTAAGATACTTTCGGCGCCGGGGTATCCGGCTCCTTTTGTTTCTTTTGGGGCGCCATGGAGATGGTGCTTGGCGCTTATAGGTGAAATGCCAACTGGGGTCCAATTGCGATACATGTGGATAAAATCTTCTACTGCCATCTCAAGCTCTTGAAATAGAGGGTTATATCCCATGCTTTCGACTTCAAATTCTTTTTCATATGCTTTCATCGAAGTATAAAGAAAATAACTCATAAAAGACATTGCTGGCCAGCCATCTGGGCGCATATCATCTATTATAGTGTCTATTAAATCAAATATTTTAGCGGATTGTTCCATATTTTGAATTGCATATTGCCATTTCTTTTTTGGCCATTTCATATTTCTAAAATTTGAAGACATTAAAACATCTTTAATATATTCTTTACCAGTTGGGACATAGTAAATCATTTTATCTATGATCATTTCCTTAGTTTTTGGGTCAGATACCATCAAGCTAGCTCGTCTACCAATGTTCTTTAATATATCCAAGTCTTGCAGAGCTAAGTCTGCCCTTCTAAATCCAACTTCTCCTTGGCCAAAAATATCTTGAATAACTGCTTTGGCGTTTGGGTCGACTTCAAGAAATTCCATTACAATTAAAATAAGATTTCTTTTTTTATCATGCCTAACCATATCTACTCTTGGAAAATGTTTTGCAATTAAATCGTTTTCTTTACGCGCATCGGAAATAGCTCTATAGACTTTTGCTTCATGTTTACCATCCCCATTAGATGGCAATACTTTAATAGCGTGTTCTACTCCATCATAGCTATCCCAAGTGCCCTTATATACTGATCCAAACATACCACTGCTAATATATTTTATATTACCAAAGCCAATTTCTCTAATTGCCTCTTCATGCTTGTTTTTGTCAGCCCGAGATGGCCACCACGACTCATTTAAAGATTGAGGTTGCTCTTCCTCTTTTTCAAAATATTTTGAAGCGCCACGAGTTTTGAAAAATTCACTCCTCTTTAAATATTCAATAAACACTTGATTAAAATATTTGTTTATTTCTTGATAATTGTCGTCAATGTATTTATAATAATTATATGCTATATCCACTTCTTCCAAGTCATCACTGCTAACTTCAAAATCAGAAGACATCTTAATTCTTATCCCGACACCTTCGGCAAAGCCTATATATGGGCTAGCAAAATTCGGAGTTGACATGACTTTCTGTGCTTCTTGATGTTTGAAGTTTGGAAAATCGATTTTAACTTGCCTCAGAGATGCTTGGTATGCGGCTCTTTGAATCTTCTCTATAATGCCACGAAATAGTTTTAAAACAGTTGTGTGGTTGTGTTTTTGAAGGTGATATATCACATCACTTACAAAAGCATCGCGATTCTTTTTTTGGGTTTTTTTATCTAAAGCGATTATACCCTCTTGATTGAACGGTATCATAAAATCAATGTTATATGTAAAATCTAAAATGACGTCTTTTGCATCATCTTCGTCAAAAGATTCAACTCTATCTGTTTCATATGTAACGAAAACTCGCTTGAATATTTCTTCGCCATCTTCCAGTCTCTGTATCAAAGACAAGACCTTTTTGTACCCTTCACTTCGCTCTATATCTGGGGATCTTCGAATTATTGCATTGTTTATCCCAGCAACCAAATCTTCAACAATACCATCATCAAAATAATGAGAAACTGAATCAATTGCACCTTCCATTTCTGATGCATCAGTGTACAAAGCATCATCTATCCATAATGGCATTTCAACCAACAATTCTTTGTCACCATTAAACCTAACTTGGATTGTTTCATCCATTTCTTCCCCCCGGTTCATTGCAATATCTTCCGGGTGGTAATATCCAAGTGCATCGCGAACATCTTCTGTATCGAAAATATCCTCCATATTCTCAACTAAAAAATCATGATATTCATCTTCTTGGCCGCTATCGATAACAAACTCTGGAATTTGGATTAATACGCTTAAATATCCATATAAAGATGCATACGGCGGATCATCATAGTCCTCATAATGCGCATCCCATTTTAATGATCCAACATCAAACGATTTATCCCATTCATTCTCTTCGTTAATTCTATCGCATAATTCTTCCAATGCTTTATCTGTTGCTGGTGGAAATTCTGCTGCATGATCCATAATTGCTTGAATAACTTTATCATAAACTCTTTGAGGTAGCATACCATTATTAGATGCATCTAATATTAATTCTTCCGGTTCATCATACCAATCATTATCTCTATCCCAAAACCCTTCAATCCATTGCTCACTATCATCACCAGAAATCTGAATAGCTGCTCTTGCCCATGTGTTGTCTTGGTTCCTAGCATCATCTCTTATAAAATAAAATATTTTTCCATCTTTTTCCGTGTATTCATTAAAATATCTATTTCCCGTTTTTGTAATACACCAATTCGTTTTATTTCCAAAATAACAAGATGATTGCACATTAAAAGGTCGAACAACAAAAAATTGATTATCTTCATAAACAACAGAATGAGAATCTTTATCAAATGCATACGAAAATCTTCCTTCTTTGTCTTTTTGTCTTATAGCTCTAGCTTTCATAATTCTAGGAAGTTTGAGGTCATTATAGAGAGCTTTCTTGAGAGAACCTAGAGTTTTATAGTCACTAAGAGATTTTTTCTTCATAATTTGGCGGGATTTATGAAAATCATTAACTGCTGAAACTATATCTATCGCCCAACGAATAAGATTGTTAGCTGAACCGCCGTAAGGATCGTTATATGTATTTATCAGCATTTTCCCCATATCAGTTAGGTATTTATTTTGCGCTCTCGGAGGATGATCTTCAACCATGCCATCCAATATTTCTTTTACATTTACTCTTACTTCGGTTGGGTATTTTTCTTTTGGATCTTTACCTGTTTTAGCCCATCTTGGCTCGGACATGTATAGAGCCGCGATTTTATCATAAAATACTTCTCTAAATTTTTTCTCTCTATTTTCAATTAATAAAATTAATTCTGCTTCTGTCAGGAGATGCTCAATTCCCTTAGCATCAATTGAATATTTTTCAAAATTATTTTCGCACTTTAATGAAGGGTCGTATTTAAAATCTTCTTTATATGATTCATTTAATAGGAAGTCACTCCACATTTTGTTAAATCCACTCAATTTGTATTACCTCATCGTATTGTAACAATAAATAGTTAGTTTTTGCGCAAAAAAAAAGAGAAGGCCACAAAAAGCGGCCATCTCAGGTTCGGGGGGGGTTATAATGAAGTGAAATTCATTTCTTGTCATTCTTAATATATAGTTTATATTTAGCGTAATCCTTATAATTATCGTTTATTTTTTGATCAATAATATTAATTTTCTTATCTATCTTATTAAAAATTTGATTTCTATAATAAATATTACAAACATCAATTAAAAGCTTAATGAAAAATAAAAATATTAATATTTCTAATAAAATTTCATACATTACTTATTTTCCAAGTTTTTAAAGGCGCCTGTTTTAGTTTGTGATACCGCTTCAATAGCATTTTTAACAATATGAGAAGAGCTATTTGCTTTATCTTCTCCACCCACACCCCATAACATTTCAATGTCAAGATTCTCACATACATCCATTTCTGGAGTATTTTCTCTACCTCGATCCCCACCATTTGCAAAATAATCAGGTCGATGTAAAGTAATGGCTGAACAAACAGTTCCATCTGAATCATCGACTGCACAAACATCTGATACATCTGCAAGGGCGTACAAAATTTCAACCCTTTGCTCCCAAGGCATAAAAATAAACCCTTTTTTACGTTTAAGCCATTCATCTGAGTTAACAGCAACTAATACATCCCCATATTCAGCAGCTTCCTGTATCATTCGAACGTGACCTACATGAATTGGGTCAAACCCACCAGAAACCATTATTACTTTTTTGCTCATATTTTTTTCATCTCCTTTAGTATTTTTTTTAAGTCATATTTTTTATCATTTTTATTATAAATGTTTACATTTTTTATTTTGTTTAAAACCTCTTGAGTGTTCCCCACAACATCTGATATTACATAAGGCATTATTTCGCTCATATCTTTTATCATAAGCAAAAAACATTGAACTATATTAAAACACATTTTATCCTTTTGAGTTGTTAATGCAACTGGCAGGATAATCCTATAATCTGATGTTATAGCAAAGGCGATTAATGGTTCGCCATTATGAAGAATATAAAGATTGTCTTCAAACATATATGTCAAGGATTCATTTTTAAGAATCTCATTAATGTAGAGTTGTATATAATAAAAAAATTCATATTTTTCAATTTCATTATTAATCTTGCAAGAACTAATATCCATACCATATTTAAGAAACTTCTCTACAAGAGTACTCATTTTTTTACTCATTTATTCCCCTTCATATGACGCATTATCACAATAAAATATTCTATAGATTTGGTATAATTTTAGATGTCAATAGATCTATACAATTGTCTGGCCCAGTAACTTCAAAAGCTCTACCCTCTTCCTTTAGAACATCATATAGTGGCTTGTCGTTACCATCTGGTCCACATTTGTCTCCTAAAAACCATGGAGTGTCATACCCTTTATTGATGAAAAACTGCAAACAAAAGGTTTTATCCCAGCCAACTGGGTAGATATCAAAAGACGTCGATCCACCAATTACTATATCTACCATTGATTGACCACTAGCATCATATAAAAAGCTTCTATAATCTTCCATTTGTTCTAAAAATAATTTATAATATTTTCTTCTAATATTGTGATCTGAGTCTAGACCTTTGAACCATTCCCTCTCTATATTATCTGCATTTCTTCCAATTGGACACCAGTTAATTGTTGATTCCCTATTTGAGACAAAATGACCAGTAAGAGGAAACTCAAATTCGTCCACCATTTGTGATTGTAGGCGACAAATAATTTTCATTAGTTCTTTAAAAGCAAATTCCCCTATTTGATCTTTCATGTTCATTTTTACTTTCATTTCGTGACGTAAATGTGGTTTTTCTGGGGCCGGCCAATATTCAGTACCATTGCAAGGTAATAAATGAACGCTAGGCCGAAGCACAACATCATTTAAGAGTGGCCATAATTGATTTTGCACATAATCATAGCCAGATCCTGTCACAATTCCAATTTCTGCTTTACATTGAACTGCTAAATATCTTAACATTTTGTGCATTGATTTTTCAATACATTTTCTAGGTTCTGTTAAGGTACCGTCCATATCAAATAATACTATTTTCTTCACTTCTAATCCTTAGTTAAACATATGACTTCGCTTTCAGTTTCAATCCATACTCTAGCGCCACAAGAAAGCGGATTATCAGGAGAATATATAATCTTACATGGCCCAGATACATATGCTTCATGACAATAATCATTCGAACGATGTGTCTTGTAAAAGTCTCCATTCTTTTTCTTCCCATACCCTTTTACAGTCAACACCGCTTCTCGATTGCCAGATTTATGATTTGAGCGGATTTTGTTTTGATTTACATGTATGATTTTTTTCATTTTTTCACCTATGTCTTTTATAAGACGACATAGAAAATAAAGTATTCAAATTTCTTTTAAATAAATCATTAAATCTTTCTTAAGTTTGACTTCGTGCATAACTCCAATAACAGCCACTCTGAACCAAAGCCAGCAGTAATCATCATCTTCTCTAAAACAAGAACACACCATGTCTCTCTCAAATATACTAAAATTCTCTAGTATTTTATAATTCTTGCCAACATACATACATTATTCTTGCGAATAATACCAGTTAACATATCCAATGCCGCATAATGACGCACAAAGTATATTAAAAAGTATAATTAAAGAACTTCCTCCTGTAAGATAACTATTGACTCCCATAAAAATATTCAAAAACACACATAATAAGCATAAATAAGCAACTATTCTTTTTTGTAACATAAAACTTCCACCACATTTCCATCCGGATCTCTTATATAACTATATATGCTGGAATCTCTATGAACACCCATTGTGTTTGATGGTATATCGTTGACGGAATCGACAGAGAACGCAAAATGAGGAGGATGTTGAGACTTTAATGTAAGGGCCAATTTAGTACCACCAATTTCTAACATTCCCCATGTATCATCTTCATAAAGCACAGAAGCGTTAAATTTGTTACAATACCATTTGATGGACCTTTTTATATCCTTAACTGTTATCGCAATATGATCAAGTTTCATTATTCACCAATTTTATATTATCAACCATTTCGGCTTTCACGCTATTACTTTTAAAATAATATACATTATACCATTTACATTTTGAAGCAGAATAACATTCACCCAAAATAATACCCAAGCCACTAGTATGGCTTGGGTTTTTGCATCTATCAATTACTAAATCGCCTCTTTTCATGAGGTAATTATAACACAAATTTTATTTAATGTCAAGTATTTTTGGCATTTTATGTTGTTTCATTGGAATTTCAATCTTCAATAAACCATGTTCAAAAATAACTTTTGATTCCGGAAGATCTAACTCGTTATTGTAGTCAATGAATGTTCTTTCGAATCCTCTGCGAGCAATTCTACTTTTGCGGCCATTCACCAACGCCTCAACTCCTTCAGAACTAATAGTAATTTGATTTGATTGTGTTTGGACTTTGATATCTTCTTTTCTGAATCCTGCAAGAGCCATCTCAATCACTTGATTATGATTATCATCAGTATAAATATCTGTAACTGGATAGCCACTGGTGGATTGTTGCATCACTTTTGATGGATTTGTGTGAAAATCATCAAAAAATTTGTGCCAAACGGCTCTACCCATAACTGATGGGATTTGTAGTGTATATTGTGTCATTTTGTTTTCTCCTATATTAGCAAGTTATGACTTGTGTGTACCCCATTCGGCGGTACACTTAAATTATAATCACCATTTTTTAAGAGTCAAGTGAAAAAGGCACCAGTTAAAGAAAAAAGGCACCAGTTAATAAAAAAAGGCACCAGTTAATAAAAAAAGGCACCAGTTAATAAAAAAAGGCACTAGTTTATACAACAAATTATTGCAAATATCCTGTACCGACAACTTCCCATTCCATATGTGTCTCAATATAAGAATTGAAAATATCTGTTTCTACTAATTCAACCTTGTGCCTAGCTAGATGGATAGCAGCTAATGAGCCGGATGGGAACATATTAAGATATTCTGCGGGGATTTGCAAGAAACCATTGTCCTCCCCAACACATGTAGCGTGACCAAAGAATACTGAACCATCTCCAGAATAAGCTGCTACGCGAATCATAAACACAGAATTGACACTTGTGGGCGCCCAACTAAAAGCTGCCCCAGATCTGTTTATAGGGGCGGCAAAGGCATATGATGGATCAACATAAAACATGGTGTATGGTTCAATAAAGTCAAATCCATGGCTAGAAAAGAAAGAGTAGGCGCCGGCATCTGTCTGAACTTCATATAGGGCATCTCTCTGCAATTGGGCCTCATAAATATTTTCAGTCTGAAATAGGCCAGTTCCAACCTGTGTTGCCATAAAATTGTGACCAGCACTTGTGACATTGAGTGTGGCGCCAACATCAACTGGAATAGTAGAGGGGTTGATACCCGTCAAGGAGTTTGTACACTCTCCAACTTCCGGTATCCATTCAGTATGATTATCGGAAATGGGTTGATGAAATTCAGCAGCGAAATTAATCCGGATTTCTTGCGATTCCCCCATACAGGCCGGACAAGCCACTTGCCTTAAGTGTAAATGCGTATAGCCACTAACCCCCACCCTTTCATCAGAAGGCTCAAAACTAGGCTCTATGGCCGGCTCTGGGGATGTATTGGTATCTGTTGTAATATCCGATGTGTCTTGAGCTTTGTCATCTCTCTTCATTATACTTACATCACTTCCACATGCAAGTAACAATGCTAAAAATATATATTTCACTTTTCCTCCAGTGTTCTATAATTATACTTCTTTAATCTTAATTTACCATCTTTTAAAATAATATATGTTGTATGTTCTACCCAATCGCCTGTGTTAGCATATGTTCTGATATTTTCATCCTGATCAATCCAAATAACAGCTTCTGGGATATGTGTGTGACCCATTATAAAAACATCTACATCATCATTCCATTTGATAATATTCCAAATTCGTTTAAGTTTCTTCTTTTTGGCAAATATCTTAACCAACAACGCTGCTAAGTTTTTTTTGAAATATCTTTCTAACCAATCATGACATATAGAGACAACATTCATCATAAATCTCCAATGTACTAATCCAGTCTCATATTGGTCACCATGTTGGATTCTGAATGATCTATTTCCATATTCAAATTCATATTGTGAAACAAACTCAATATTTGAACATGTTAAACCAACAAATTTCTCAAATGCGATATCGTGATTGCCGACAACATATACTATTTTTTTATCTAGTTTTGAAAGATAACTAAATATTTTTGTTGTTATTTCTGTAAATTTGGGAATTTTTATAAAATCTATTATGTCCCCCGCTAATATCAATTCATCAAATTCTACATTCTGGAGGAATTGGAGAAGTTCCTTTTCTTTTGAATAAAAGCTTCCCAAGTGGACATCTGATATAATCAGTCTTACATAATCTTCGGCCATCTCACCTCGCTAGAATAATAAATTGTTTAAATAATCATAATAATATTTTTTAAAAGGGGTTTTTGTAATTATACGCTCAAAAATCGTTTTGGAACGTATAACCTTAAAATTTTCCATTATTCTTCTTTATTGCGCCAGTTGTTCAAGCAAAAAACACAAAACCCCGTACAAATAAGACCCCAAATTATATTACTGTCCATAAAAGATTGAATTGCAAAAGCTCCATTTAAAACTCCACAAAACAAACTAACTTTTTTAGATGCTAAAAAATCCATATATTACTCCTTCTCTATTAACTTCTTTGATAAAATAAAGTGACCACCAATCTCATCATGTTTTATTTTATAACTTTCTTCATATATTTCAACTATTGTCCCTGTTTTATAAGTATCATCTTTAAGATTATATATTCTTACTCTGTCATTAATTTCCATATTATCCTCTTATTAGTTATACCCAAGGAGGGACTTGAACCCTCACGCTCTTATGAGCAACGGATTTTAAGTCCGTTGTGTCTACCAATTCCACCACTTAGGCAAAAAATGGTGGAGGCGGGGGGAGTCGAACCCCCGTCCACAGCAGCTTAGATTAGAGTCATTCACAGGCTTAGTTTATTTTTTCTAAAACAAACAAAAATAAACGGATAACCACCACGCTTACCGTTATAGGCGTTCCACCCCGGAGGGGGACCAATTTCAGCTTTGTTCTTTTCGTTGGAGCTACCCACTTAGCTTCTCTTGGTTAGATGGTTTGAAGCGACCACCCGATTAAGCCGCTAAGGCTACTTCGAAATGATTGTTGTTATTTGCAACTATTGTTTTTGAACTTTTAAGGTTGTATCTTACCTACCTGCACTCGTCCTCCGAGTTCTACCCTGTCGAAACCATTGCGCCCCCTTTATTTACAGCAACATTCACACCCACAAGGTGCGTTGCAGCCACAGCATTCACATTTTTCCATAATCAAGCCCTCCTACAATAACTAGTTAATACTAAAGTCTTTGAGATATTTGAAAAGAGCTTGTTCTTTCTTTTTACACTCTAACACAACATCTACCGGTTCGTTGAAATTCTCAAACGGAGTATAATACCAGTCAGAATGTGCATTTGCTCGAACTGAACTATCTTCATATCGTTTCTTGGAGTTAGAATGGTGACATTGTTGTTTAACACCACGATTTTGCCATGTCTCACGGGCAAGATAAAAAGCTTTTTGATAAGTAGAGTCTTGTGGACCTAGGTCATGGTGATGAGAGTCAAATACAATTGGTATACCAGTTGGCTTTGAAACGCCATGATATAACATTTTTGTAGAATACATAGAAGCTTTATCGTCATTCTCAACAGTAAGACGTGCTTGCGTATTTGCGTCCAACTTAGAATAGTTTTTGCAGAAACGTGCCATGGCAATATCATGCTCACCGTATGCACCACCGACATGAATATTGATTTTAGCTCGGGGGGATGCTGGTAGACCCATAAGATCCATCTGAACTGAATGTGCATTGAGTTCTGCGATAGTTTTTGCAACAGTTGCATCGTTTGGAGATGCAAGACAATTAAAAGGACCCGGATGGAACGATAAACGTTGACCAGCATCCATAGCAATTTTACCAGCAGAAGCCATTGTGTCAGCAATAGCGTCAATATCTGGTAGATCGAAGATATCATACTCAGACATCCACGGAAACAAACATGAAGTCATACGATATACAGAAATACCATTTGCATTATTCCATTCGATGATTTTTTTAAGGGCACGTACATTTGAAAGTGCAATCTCAGAAGCATATGGGACACCTTTTGCTTTGAAAGTGCGTTTGATCATACCACGATTGCATGATATTTTTTGTTTTTGTAGTGCCATGTTGATACAGGCATAGCCAAGATTGATAGACATAATAATCTCCGTTTGTTGTGTGTTCAATTATTAGACGAACATCCCGGAAAATTATTCATTCATTATTCTTTCATTGACTTAGAGCCACGGCACTTCCATTTCTTTCTAGATAAGTCGTTTGCACAGGGAGGATTCTTGCATTTTTTAATCTTAGCTGATCTAGCACAATATGCATCACCTTTCTTAGTTCCGGGTCTAATTCTAGCCCCGCCATCTTTTGCTTTACCTGCTTGACCGTAAGATCTGCATCTACCATTCACTCTTTTAACGAACTTCTTGCCCTTTGCTTTCTTGCAAGGCTTTTTCTTTTTTTTCTTTTTTTTCTTTTTTTCCGCCAAGACAGCTTTAAGTTCTTCAGCAATGATTTTTCTGAGTTCTGATTCAGTTATATTCATTTCTTTTTGCCTCCTTTCTTGCCCCATTTTTTACCTTTTCCTCGACCTTTGCATGCTGATGGGGTTGGCCTACATGCAGGGTATTTCTTGCGTTTCTCACCCTTCGAGCGGCCACAAGACTTGTAACCACCTTTGCCATCCGGAGCATTACAGTCGACCCAGCCACCTTTGCTTCCTTTGGCGCCTTTTCGTTTAAACCAGTCTCTTAAATTAGTTTCAGAACTAGGTTTTTTTGTTAATTTTCTTTTGCGCTTTCGCTTTTTCTTTTCTTCAATTTTTTTTTTAACTTCGATTTCTTCGCCATCATCTAAGATATAATCACCATCTTCGTGTTGGCCAACATTTTCCATGGATTTTAAAATATCTTTAATTTCTTTTTCTGATGCATCATCGATAGCTTTTAAGAAAGGATCCAGTCCAGAGGCTCCGCCTTCATCTTTCAATACTTTTTCGATATCTTTTCTATCGACAGATTCGTTCTTCTTGCTTTTATTGCCCCAGTTCTTGGCGCCTACTTTTCTGCATTTAGAAAGGGCACCAGAAGCATATGCAGATGGCCAAACTTTATATCGTGATTTAACTTTATGATAACATGCATCTCTTTTGGCTTTCTTTTTTGCCTTTTTCTTTCTTTGTCGTTTCGAGCCTTTCTTCTCGTCGAGAATTTGCATAAGCTCTTCAACAATTATTTTTCTAAGTTCTGATTCTGATATTTTCACAATATTTCCTCAATCCAAGTCTTGATTATATCTTCGTTCCAACCAGAAACACCACGATATACAATCATTTCTTTCGTAATTAGTACCATAGTAGGGTAAGCGGTTACCGGATACCCTTCTTCGCCTGACAAATCAATCATATCTCCCGCAGCTAAAATCGGTTCATCAACATTTCCCATTAAAGCCCACTGTTGTAGATCGCTTATATCGGGCTTATT